GGTGCACTACCAGGCTGTGCTATGCTCCGAAATTGGGGTGAATGACGGGATTCGAACCCACCATAATCTATGTATTAGCTCTATATTTATTAATAACTTAGCTTACACGCATCTGATAGATGGGTTAAATATGGGAATTTAGTCATATTTAGATCTGAATCAAACTTACTCAGACTTCCATTACTGTTGTTTTTTCCGCCATTAGTTTTCAATGACTTATACTTGTTTTTTGAATAGACTTAAAATGAAGTAATGGAGTAATAAATTAAAAAAGTGCCTTAATATTTAGGCACTTATAGTAAAAATATTCTGTCTATTCTGAAGTAATTAATAAGTAAGTTTCATTACATCGAAATATAGTTATTAAGCTTAGCGATGTAGTCTGGCAGATCTTCTGCGATTAACTTTCCATAATGCTTATAGATCATTGACGTATCACTATGACCAAGCTGCTCTGCTATCCACTCCGGAGGAACTTGGCCGGAGGTTAAAAGCTGGCTGGCAAAGGTATGCCGACCCTGATTGATTCCACGCCCACGTACCTTCGCTTTTTTTAAATGTTTATTCCAGCGGTACCTGAGTTCATGGTATTCGAAGTGATTTGAGCGTTCATGATTGACCCAAACAAAGCGGACTTTTTCTATACGTTTGGTCTTGTTGTCACGCTGCAGTACTTCAATGGTTTTTGGTCTTGTATTACCTGTAGTTTGATATTGCTTTTTAAGTGCTTGAATAGCCGGTTCGAGCAGCTTGATTCGTCTTTTTCTACGTCGGTTTTTAGTGACGCGATAAATACCCCGGACATAGGATCTGGATATTTGAATGGTACCGTTCTCCAGATCGATATCTTCCCAAGCGATAGGAATTTGTTCTGACATTGAAAGCCCTGTCCAGAATAAGCATGGCAATAGATTTTGAATATCGAGATCTGTTTCAGTATTTAAAATCATGGCGATTTCGACTTTGCTAAATGGATCCGGCTCTGGTGGATCAAGCTGATGAATCACAATATTTTCAAATGGGTTATAGGGCATTTGCTTTTCATCTCTCCAGATCGCATGGATCTGCGCGAACCGAGTAATTATTTCTCGCACTGTTTTGTTGTTTAGCGACTCCTTAAGATCTTCAATCCATCTTTTAAGCATGTTGGTATTGATATCTTTTGGATGAATTTTCCCAAATTTAGGGACGATATGGTTGTTTACATGGCCACGATAAGAATCATATGTACTCGGTGCAACTTCTCTTATGGTTTGATCAAGATATTGCTGGGCATAGTAGCTGACTTGATTTTTCTTAATATTTTTAGAGTTTGGGAAGTGTTTGGCCAGTTGAAATTGATCGAGCTGGATCTCCAATTTAATGAGGTTGGCCAGCTTCTCTGCGCGTTCCTGATTTTCTGGTGTAAATGGCCAGTCGAGTGTTTCTTTAATTAGTGGTTCAGTTGCGATCGGTCGCATCCAGATGCGCATCGATTTTCCGCGAATTTCTAATCCTGCAGACATGGAAAGTCCTACATTTAAGTATCTTGAATGATTGGGGTTATTTTAAAAGATTGCACCTCCGTTCGGAGGTGCATGAAAGGTGCTTTTGAGCAGCTTAAATGAAAGGAAGCTCGTCTTCTTCGCGTGAATGAAGTTCAGCTTCGATTGCAGTCAGTAAATATTGATCATCTGACTTTCTTGCAATGTATTCCAGATCATAGCTGGATAGATCTGCAATGGCTTTACCTCGATGAGGGCCATAAAAAATATGAGTGGGTATTCTGGCCATTTGTGAAAATTGATAAAGCTCTTCCATTGATTTGATTTGTCTTACTCGGACAATATTCAATAAAAGCGCATGTGTTGTTTTGCAATCATTCAAAGCAGAATGAGCACCTCTTACACCTCGCCTTGTTGCTTTCCGATCAGAGCTTAATTGATAAGCCAAAGCTGTTAATTTATGAGACTCAAAATGTGGCCAGAGGTATCTGGCCATTGCCAATGTGCAGATTCGCTTGATGCTCGATGCATCTGTACCAGCACGTTCAATCGCTTCGATGTCGTAGTCAATATTATGGCCGATCAGATAGTCAATATTATCTTTTGGCAATTTGAACTTGGTAAATGAAGGACACTTAACAAGATCTTCATCCACAATATGATGTATGGCCATCGCTGCAATTGAAATTGGTTCACTTGGTTTATAGCGTTTAGTGAAATCAAACATAGTTGGAATGATCGGATAATCAGTAAATGGCTGAAAATGAACTTCCATCGCTGCAGCTTCAATAATATCGCCATGCAGTTTATGTGTTTCTGTATCAAAAATGAGAGCAGTCATATTGTTTACCTCACACTGGACTTGCAATCGGAGCACTATCAAGTGCTTGAAGGTTATGAACTTTCACTTCTGTGATGTAGTTTTCTTGTCGGTTTTGATCTGTCCATTTACGTGTGTGTAATGAACCTTCGATATAGACTTTTGAGCCTTTTTTTAGATATTGGCATGCAATTTCACCCAAACGGCCATGCGCTACGATGCGATGCCATTCGGTATTTTCACGATATTCACCTGTTTGTTTATCTTGCCAACGTTCACTTGTTGCAATTGAAAATTGCGCGTAACCGCTGCCGTTCGGGAAATGCTTAGCAATTGGATTTGCACCGAGTGATCCGACCAGAATAACTTTATTGATTCCTCTCATGCTGCTAGTACTCCCATATCAATTAAACCTTGACGTTTCATCACGTTTATTTTTGCATGTACGCCCATTCGATCACGCTGAAGTACTTCTGCAATGCGGTGCACCGGATAATGATCTTTAAGCATTGAAAGTAAGACTTTTTCTTCGCATGGCCACCACCCACCACGGGTGATAGCAAATTTTGAGTTTTTAGCCATTAGACTTCTCCTGGTCTAATTCATAGCGACATTTACAATGATATTTAGACATGGTTAAGCTCCCAGTACTGCATTGCTTGGCATATTTAGAATGATTGCAACTTGTTTAAGCGCCCATCTTTGACGAAATTTTCTTTCATAGTCAGACAAAGGCCGTGGTACCAGTGGTTCCTTTCTTTTTTTATGTGCATAGTTGCAACGTTTGCAGTAGTCACTACCACCAGAAAAGTTTGGATGGTTTAAGTGCGGTGTTAAAACTGCAGTAGAGATATTATTTTCCGCTTGTGGTTTTTCTACGTTAGAATCGTTTTGCATAATTGCTCTCCGGTGGTTATGTGACACATACAGAAGTTGCCGCTTTTGTATGTGTGTTCAAATTTTGGGATTAGTCCCGTTGTGACGCTGGTTTTTCGAAGATCCAGCATCGTTTGGTTGAGTTAGTAATTTTGCTTTGTATGGCTTTATTGGCTTCAACAAAACGGTAGTGAATACTGTGTCTTAAAGCAGCCTGTAGCTCGTTCAATTCGGGTAATGAATAACGATAATCCGCTGCGACCTTGTATAAATGTGCAAAATTGAGTGCAATGAGATCTGACTTTGCTGAATGATTAATATTCGACTCTTTGCTCGCCAGCAGTGGAATGGCTGATTCCATTTCTTCAATGGTGTTCCAGAAGTTTTGAACAATGATTGAATCTGACTTGATGACTTTGTCGCGTGTTTGAGCCATTGCAATAATTTCATCTTGAACTTGCTTCTGGATCTGCAGTGGTATCTCGACAATATGCTTACAAAGAGAATCGAATAACGCTAAAAATTGGGCATGGTTTTGCACCACTCGTGAGCTACGGACGTTGTATTTCTCGTCATGTAGAATTGAATCGTATTTTTCAAAACCTTCTCTATACGTTTCTAAGACTGCATTTTCTTTGTTCAAGCAATTTAAAATGAACTGACTTACATCTTGTGGCTCATATTTTTCAAGTCTGCGAGCTGCGTACAGGCTGCTTTTGCTGAGCTGGTCTTTTGTGAATTTGATCTGAACGATACGTTCCATAATTGGTGTAGTAGATACAACCTCTGCATTTTGGCTCACAATAATGGTGCCCATAAAAGGTGGCTCGTAGGTTTCATTGCCACCGTTTTTAACGCCCTGCGCGCCGAGTGATCCGCCATCAAACAATGTTTTAAGTGAGTCCCAATCGAACTGTTTTACTACCCCTTTTTCGTTTTCTCGCTCTGATTCAATCAAGACCACTGGAAGGTTTGAGACTTGTCTGAAGGTACGAATCAGACCTGATTTTGTTGATTTGACTGGATCAATGCCCTCGTACTTAATACGGCCAAACAACTTCCATAAGAATAAAAGCAAAGTAGATTTACCAGTTCCTGGTTCACCACCGGCTTCGAAAAATGGAAAGGATTTATGCATCTTTCTAATTTGCTGTGCATACAAGCTGCCAAAAAATGCAGTTAGGGTGACTAGGCCACGGACGCTATATGCATCGATCAGGTCGTTAATCCATTCTTTTTTATACTCATTCATCTTTGAATTGATATCTAAAGCGAATGGTTTACGGCATTTAAGATTGGTATGCCGTGGTAACTCAAAATAGTCTTCTTTATTGATCAGGAATTGACGTCCAGATTGATATGCAATGTCGCCAAGTACATAGGCTTTATGATCTGCGTTGTAACCCACATAATTGATCAATTCGACACGTTTAATATCGGTCAGTTCTCTTTCAAGAAAAGCATCGAGCTGATTGCTATTACCCTTATAAAATTTACCTGGTGCAACGTGCAAAAGTCGCTTTTTGAACTCTGATGCAGATGATATGTGTGATGCACTGAATGTATTTTTTATGTTTTTTGCACCACGCGGGAAGTCGATCTGAAAGTAATAGTCGGCTTCATCGATTTCTGCCATGTATTGATAGTAGAGTCCGCGTGGACGGCAATCCATAATGAGTTTTGCATCTGCTGCAGCTAAGATTGCTGCATCACGACGTTCTGCTATGGCTTGGTCTTTTTCTTCCTGTGCCCAGTCTTGATTGTCATCGTTTTCAAAATCGATGCCTTTCATGTAGTCATCGTACTTATCCATATCAAGCTTGAACCAATACACTTGATTGTTGAAGTCGAATGGAAATGACTTGGTACCTTTGTGCTTGTAGATAAGTATGCCTTTATCCACAGCTTTTTCTGCAATAAGCAATGAACCGTAATATTTGTAAGTTTCAATATCTGTAAATTTAAGTCGATCTTGTTTGTATAGATCGTTCCAGTCCGTCTTTTTGCGACCGGCTGGTGGAAGTGCTGCTTCACATTCAAATCCGTCAGCTCTGGCTTGCTCTATAAATTTTAAAATTCCATCATGGCCAGCTTGATCATTATCAAATGCCCAGACTAATTTGGGTAATGGATTGCCCGTTTCGGCACATTTATCCAAAATTTGATTTAGGAAAATTGAAGGGTAATTATTGCAGCTTAAGGCTGAAAAGCTGGTGATACCAGATAGCCAAAGCGCGATGGTGTCGAAAATGCCTTCGGTTATCCAGACTTCCTTTGATTCAAAATAATTGGTATTAGGTGTGAGCCATGCATGCTTTTGAGATGACCATCCGAATTTGAATGTCGTTTTCTTTAAAACGCCCTGTTCATCTAAAATCCGTTGCCACCAGCCTTCATTGCCCTGCTGATCTGTTATTGGAAAGCGGATGGTGATAGATCCAACATGTAGATCTGGATCTTTATAGTACTCTTGGGTATATGTGAGTGATTTGAGTTTTTCGATGTTAAAACCACGACCTTCAACCAAATAGGCATTTACGGTTTTAAGTGGATCTTCTTGCGTTGGTTTAAAACGTTTTTCCCATTTTTCAAACAGTTCGGGAAATAGTTCTTTAACATGGTTTTCGGTACCACAATTATTTTTGCGTGGGCAGAATACTACCCACGGCTCGTCAGGATGCACCCATGCTGATGCTTCTTTATGATTACATGACGGACATCTGCCACGTAATTTATTACCACTTTTTAACTTAAAGCTATAAACGTCCATGAGTTTATCTATAACTAAAGCTTTGGTTTCTGGAAACATCATCTTGATTGAACTACCTAAAATTATGACGATTACGATTTACTTCATCACCTACCAGCTTCGCTAACATCTCGCGAATCCTTTCTCTGGCAAGAAATTGAATAGTTTCTTCAATGGTTTCGTGTCCCATTAATTTTTGAACTTCTTGAATAAGTTCTTTCTCTTGGTCTGAGAGTGCTACATCACTATTTGGCATATCTCAGTTCTCCGAAAGGTGCTCACCTGCGCCTTTCTTTAATACTTCCTCTAGGTTAAATTCTTCTTCAATATCCTGTGCGATTAAGATTGCTAATGCTTGTTTTACGATGAGCTGGCGGAATATGGTTGCTTTTTTTACGCCAGTTAATTTTGAAACGGTTTCAAACAAATTTGACTCATCATCATTGAGATTGATGTTGTAACGGTTGTGTCGAATTTGTCTTCTGTAATCTGCGCTCATGAATTTTGCTCCTTAGCTTTGCCTGCGCTGTAGCGTTCTCCAGCAATACTGGATTTGCTTCGATTTGATTTTTTTGCAAGTTCTTGGATTTCTTCGAACTCACTGAGAGGTAAGTAAATAATCACGCTTTTTCGTGGTTCATCTAACTTGGGAGCGCGACTTACAAACAGAGGTGTTTTTTCTGTGCTCATGCGTTATCCTTGGAAATAGTGATTTGCTATGAATCACTATAGCACATTATTTTGTTCTTTAAATATATAAAGGAAATATTTTTATGCCTTCTATTGACCCTGAAGTTTCAGGCGAAATTGCTCATCGCTTTAAAGTTGAGCTTGATAAGAAGCATTTACGTGCTAAGACATTGTCACGTGAGATTGGAGCAAGTGAAAATACGCTGGGAGCATATGTACGTGGGAATGTGCCGGACCAGTGGGTTTACCTGAACCGTTTGCAGAAACAAGGCGTTGATATTCGTTATGTGTTGCTTGGAATAGATCCGGACTTTAGTGGCTTAACCAGTGAAGAAAGTGTGTTGTTAAAGGCCTATAGACAGTTAAGCCCTGAAGGACAGGCTGCATTACTTGGCTTAAGTAAAGCGTATGCCAAAGACGTGGAACCAAAATAATGACTTATAAGTAAAAAGCCCACGCATAAACGTGGGCTTTTTTAATTCAATTTTTACTCTAATTGATCCTGAACTTTTTCAAGTTTGTCTTCTATATCTATGAGTTTGTAAATCAGATCATTGTTGTTGTAAGTCACCTGAGTATCGTTACCTATGGCTTCGAGGGATTGTCTCCAAATACGAAGTGTGGCTAATGCTTGATCTAATAGAAAGTCATTGTCATAAGGTTGCATATTTTTATCTCTCGCAATTCTATTTAATTGAAATTGCCAGACTGCAACCGAGGTGTTATTCCAGATTGGACTGGTAACCTGATGTACTCCCAAATACTTAGGATAAGTTAAATCATTTAGAGCTAACTCTAAGATTTTTATATCTAATTTATCAATTGAATGATCAGTTTTTGAAAGTTCTTCAATTAAATCGTTTATTTGCTCAGGACAAATCGATAAAAACCCGATTGTTGTATCGTGATTAAATGTGATTTGTGCTTTAACCAATTGATCGACCATATTAAAAAACTGCTGGCAGACAAGCTGGCTGTTTTCGTTTTTAGCATGAACACGGTCTGCGATGGGTACATACGGAATAATGTTCTCGTTCATAGCTGATATGCTCCTGCCAATAAATACATTGAACCTAGTAGCAGAAAAAATATAAAGGCGAGTATGGCTGGATGCATGATTACTCTCCCAAAAATAATAGGGAAAATGTAATAAAGCAGATGCAGAAATAACCCATGCAATCAAACAGGATTTTTAGGCGTTTTTGGCGCTGGAGCTGGCGGAGGCGTTGGTTGTAGGTGGTTAAGCTATAGATAGCAGTGTGCTCTTGCACATGATTGATTTTTTTCATGGCTTTACTCTGTGATAAGTTTTTTGCAAACCTACCGCCATTCTTTCCACGGAATGGTGGCAGACCGAGCAGGGGTGGAAATACCGTTCACAGAGTTACGGCCAGCGCGAAGCTGCCCTGCCCGATCTACCATAGCGAGTATAGCCGATTAGACATTTTTGGCAAAAAAAAGGTCGCTTAAGCGACTGTCTTTTGTGCGCTCTGTGAATTGAAACAGGTTTCCACGCCTGTACACCGATTTTGCGGTGTATGTGAATAGTGAATCACTATTTTTTGTTTGTCAAGATAGTGATTCACTATGCTATAGTAATGGACATTATTCTTATTGCAATTCGGTCATATAGTCATGTTACGCTGGTAAAGCTAAAAATTATAACCCGTTATTTTTTTATCAAATTCTGCTATAGGCTGTAGATTAAGTTTATGAAAATTGAAAGTTTTTACATTGAAGGTCTGTTTGGCTGCCGTGAGCCAATAATGATTGACCTTAATAAAAATATAAATGTTTTATCGGGTAAAAATGGAGCTGGTAAAACAACGATTTTAAAACTTATATGGTATTTTATTAGCGGTAACCTAGAAAAGGCTTTAATAGAAGTACCTTTTCAAATGGCTGTTTTAGTTACCGATTTATATAAGTTAGAAGTCACAGTTAATGAGGATAAGGATACTCCATTCTCAACAAAGATTACTTATTCGGATAAAAATAAATTAGATACCAACATTTCTCAAATTGATCTTGATGAAATAAGTGAACAAGTACGACATATCATAACTAAGTTTATTGGGAGCTCTTTTTTCTTTCCAATATTTAGAAATATTGAAGGTGGATTTACAACAGAGAAATATAATTTCAAACATGAAATTTTAAAACATTTAATGAATAGTAATAATAAAAACCAATCTGAATCTGTTGATTTAATAAAGGATTTGAATGTAATTTCAAGTATGCTTTCCAATGAGGAGCATAAATTTATTATTTCTGTGTCTGCCACACATATTGGTAAGTTCTTAATAAGCAAATATGCTGAAGTAATGTCTTTAGTACAACCTCATGAAATGGTTAGGAAAGAACTGACAAATAAACTAATAAATTCCTATAAAATAGAGTGGTTAGATGAAAATCAACCAGTTATTAATTTCACAGATAAAGACCTAACAGAATCTTTACGCAAACAGATCGATAATATTGAAGAAATAACAAACGATATCAAGAAACCTTTAAAACGGTTTCATGATTCTATTCGTTTTTTCTTAAAAGATTACAAGTTTCATTTCAGTAAAGACGTTAAATTCTCTAAAATTTCAGATTATCCAGATGAAGAGCTCAATATAGTTGAGAATAGTATTTTACCTAATAGAAATAAAAAATTTGCACCTCAATTTGATATAAATTTATTATCCGCTGGTGAAAAACAAATTTTAACTCTTATTAGTTATAATTCATTTATT